ATAGTGCATGTGGGCTTTTAAGCGCGGATTTTGCGGTAAATACTACTATTGGTACCAATAGTACGCCTAACCGCATACTTTGCGATTTAAGTCAGCCACAAGGTTGGTTTACTCAAGGAGTTGTGGAATTTCTAGAAGGGGTGAATATTGGGATTAAAAGAACTGTACGCTTGCATGAAGCTGGTTCGCTAATCCTAACTTTGCCGCTTTTAAAAATGCCAGAGATAGGAGAGGCGATTCGTGTTTATCCGGGTTGTGATAAACGTCTCGATACATGTACTAATCGTTTTAACAACCGTGCTCGATTTCGTGGTGCACCATTCGTACCCGTTCCTGAAACATCAATTTAATTTTTTAAATTTAACCCAAGCCCTGCAAATGCAGGGCTTTTTATTTGGGGGTAGAAATGCCTTTACCTAATGCCGACCAGTTCGTTGGTCAAAATGTGACTGAATCGGGCTTTAAGCAAGCCCAAACTCAACTGATTCAATTTCTAGGTGATGAAGTTCCAACTAATGAAAAATTAGTTAATACCTTTGCCACAAAAGCAATTGCTGATTCTAAAACTACCTTAATGCCGATTGATTATAAGGTAACTGTGACTAGTGATCCCGATGAAACAAAAAATGGAGATTACACGTGGAACGGTACGGAATTAGTTAAAAGTCCTTATGATCCTGTTGATAAATCGAGACAATTTACAAGTGAAGAAGTAGGTAAAGTTTCTGCAGATGTTAAGGAGAAATTTGAAAAAATTAAACTTTCTACCAGTAGTGAATCCACTTCTGTTATTCCAGTCTTGGTTGATAAAGATAATAAGACTTTAATTGGTTATGACACAGAGAAAGATCAGATTGCCGCAGGGAGATTGCAAGAGCAGGTTTTAGAAAATTTACCTAACTTAAAAAAATCGGAAGACATTGGGAAAATTGCTGTTCTAACAGACTCAACGCACAAAATCTTGATTGGTTATGATACGGAGAAAGACCAAGCGATCATAGCGGGGCTAGAGTTACCAAATCAAAGACCTCTCGTGAAGGCCGTTAATCACATTCTGTTTTATGGTCAATCTCTATCAGTCGGAGCAACAGCAACCACGATTCTAAGTACATCGCAGCCTTATTTTAATGTGACATTCGACACGGGCCCACGCAAAGACTCAGCTGCAAATTCAGTCATTCCACTGATTGAGCAATTTAATAATCCAAGTTCAGATGGCTATGATAATCGCGGTGAGACTTGTTGCTCTGGTGCAGCAAATTACGCAAGTCGAGCAATGATGCTAGAGAATGGTATTGATCCAAAGGACCATGTAATTTTTGCATCTACCGCAGGACATGGGGGGTATCGCATCGATCAGCTTGAAAAAGGTACGGACTGGTATAACTTTTTTATCGAGCATGTGTCCGAAGCAAAGCGTCTAAATGGCGATGATTACAAAGTACAAGTCGTGTGTTGGGTGCAAGGTGAAAATGATGCAGTAAGTTCAGTACAAACAAGTTATGAAGTTTATCGACAAAAACTTTTAAAACTTCAGTCAGATGCCAGTGCAGATATTAAAGCGATTACTGGTCAAACGGATGAAGTGAAATTTATTACTTATCAAATGTCGTATGCAGCAAGAACGTGGGAAAAACAAGCGCTTGTTCAACTGCATCTTTGTCAGCAATCAGATAAGTTTTTGATGGCTACGCCGATGTATCACATGCCGTATGCCATTGACAATATTCACCTTACAAATGTTGGTTACAAGTGGCTCAGTGCTTATTTCGGGCGCGCATATAAACAATTGGTTGTTGATAACCGCAAGCCAGATTTCATTAATCCTAAAGTTGCACAATTGATCAATGATGAAATCTATATCAATTTTGACGTGCCAAAGGTCCCTCTTGTACTTGATACAACAACTTTAGCCTTATCGACAGATCATGGATTTAAAGTTCTTGTTGATGGAGACGCAACAACAATTGTGAGTGTTACAGCTCAAGACGATAAAGTTGTTCTTAAATTATCTGAACCGCCAACGGGTGTGGTCAAGGTTCGATATGCATTGGACCATCTTGGAGCTGGCATCAATCTAACTGGTGGAGCATCTGGAAATCTCAGGGACTCTACTGCAGATGAAATTTTAATTGATGGAGTGTTAAAGCCACTTTATCACGTATGCCCGCATTTTGAATTAACTGCATTTATCGATAAAGGAATTTAATCAATGAGTTTTTTATTTTTTAAGACAAAAGATTTTTCAAGCGCCCATTCATTGCCTCAACTTAAAGATGTTTCAGATTTAATTCCGCAATATGAGAATAATGCATATGGTCACTGGTTGTTTGGAGGAGGTCCTTCTTCATTGGTAGATGTTGTAAATGGAAGAATATTGACGCTTCAAAATGGGGCAACAGTTCAACCAATTTATGCTGATAAAACAGTTACTCTATCAACAGCCATCGGCAATGCGCTTTTGACAGATTTGGTTGATTCTTCTGCGCAAAGTCTGACTTTGTGTTCTGTTGTGAAATGTACAACAACGGCTTTAGCTATATTGCTAGGCAATCTAGTGCCAAGTTCATCAACTACAAGTAGTGGGTTGGCTGCTTTCGCATCGGCGGGCAAGGGGTATCTGACTGTTAAGCCTGTTGCTGCAGGTGGTGGGGGTATTTCATCTTTAACGCCGCCCTCATCAATCGTTCAGACTTCAAACTTTTTCATTGCATCGAGTGTTAATAAAAATACAAAAAAGGGAATCATCTATCTTCAACAGTTAGGTATTGAGTCTAGCAATGAATCGTCATATACCGCTGCTAGCTATGAATCTTCATCTAATAAAATCGGTATAGGAAACGTAGCTTATACAGGCTCTAGTAATACAGCTACTTATTCTGAAGCAATCATTTTTGATAACGCTTTAACTTTGGCTGAGATTCAAAATGTAGCATTACGCTCTAAAGATCGAATGGCAAATAGGAATATTAGTTTTTAAATGAAAAATCTCGAAGCAGTTCAAGAAGCCTTAACTTGGCTCGGTACCCCATATCATCATCAAGGGCGTATTAAAGGTGTGGGTGTGGACTGCGGTACTTTGATCTGTGAGGTCTATGAGAAAGTAGGGCTCATGGATCATTTAGATCCGCGACCATATCCTCCAGACTGGCATATGCATCAAATGGGGCAACGCTATTTAGAGCTCATTCTTGGTGTGTGTGATCCGGTCGAAGGACCACCACAACCGGGTGACATCGTTTTATATCATTTCGGTAAATGTATCAGTCATGGTGCAATTGTCATTGAGTGGCCACAGGTCATTCATAGTTATATTCATCAAGGAGTAATAATCCAAGATGGAACAAAAGGAAGTTTAGCCCGGCGAATTGCCGGGTTTTTTCGTATGAAGAGGCTAAAAGAATGAGTGGTGTTTTTGGTAGTACAACAATTAGTACGTCAGATACACGTATTAATTCAATGCGTATCCAACAATCAGCCTATGGGCTTTGTCAGCCTTTGGTTTACGGAAAAACCCGCGTAGCGGCCAATATGTTTTGGTATGGAGATTTTACAGCTACACCTCATACAACGGTTCAAAAGTCTGGAGGTAAGGGCGGAGGCACGAAAACCAGTAACACAACATTTAGTTATAGTGCCTCTCTCATGCTTGGCTTGTGTGAAAACCAGATTAAGAAGATTGGTTTGATATGGGTTGATAAAGAGCAATTTGTTTCTAAGCAAGAAGGATCAATTGTTTTAGATCCAATTGACCAGCTTAAGTTTGAATTATTCGATGGAAACAATAACCCACCGTGGGGTTGGCTAGTTTCAAAACATCCCAATCAGGCAATTAACTATCCGTATTTGGGGTATGTGGCTGCGGCAAATTATGAGATGGGGAATAGTGCAAGTCTTTCAAATCATAACTTTGAAGTGATTAGTACAATTACTTTGTCAGATACTATTGATGATGCTAATCCAGCAGATGTGATTGAAGACTTTATTACGCATCCACGTCACGGGGCCGCCCCTAATCTAAACATGGCTGATTTAGAAGAGTTCCGTACTTATTGTCGAGCTGCCAATCTTCTTATTAGTCCAGCATTCACCGAACAACGTGCAGCTTATGAAACGATTAATGAGATTGTTGAGGCTGTAAATTGTGCTGTGGTACCAAGTCCTGACGGTTTAAAAATTAGATCCTTTGGTGATTCAGCAATTGCCGGTAATGGTGTTACGTTTACTCCAGATCTCACACCTGTTTATCACTTAACTGATGATGATTTTATAAGTGATGATGAGCCGGTACGAGTACGCCGTAGCCGTGATACAGATGCCTATAATCATGTTCAGATCGAGTACATCAATCGATACAACCAGTACAACACAGAGACTACTGAAGCAAAGGACCAAGCCAATATTGAAATGTTTGGCTTACGTACTGAAGATCCAGTAGAAAACCATTTCTTTTGTGAGCCTAAAATAGCTCGTCATGCTGCTCAACTTCGACTACAGCGATTGTTGTATGTGCGTAATGAGTATGAATTTGATTTGGGTTGGAAGTACTGCCGATTAGAGCCAATGGACATTCTTACGTTGACTGAATCGGGTTTGGGGCTTGATAAATTCCCTGTACGTATTACACGTATTGAGGAAGATGAGAGCGGTATGTTAACGGTTACTGCTGAAGAGCTGGCCATAGGTTCAAGATCTGCCATTGAGTACGACTCACAAGCCTCTAATGGTTACCAAGGCGGTAATGAAGAACCGGGTAATGTGAATGCGCCTGTTATTTTTGAACCTCCGCTGGATCTAACAGACGGTAAAAATCAGGTATGGGTTGCGGTTTCTGGCGGCATCAATTGGGGCGGCTGTAACGTTTGGGCCAGTCTGGACAATATGACTTATGAAATGATCGGCACCATATACGGATCTGCAAGATATGGCCAATTAGTAACGGCCATTGATGCAGATGACTTAGCTCTACAAGTTGAACTCAATACAGTGAGCCAGATTTTTAGCGGCACTTTACAAGATGCACAAGCCGACCAAACGCTTTGTAAAGTCGGTGACGAGTATTTCAATTATCAAGTGGCCACTTTAAACGGATCTGGGCTTTATACGTTGAGTGATGTTCTACGTGGCCGTTTTGACGATGCACAAAATCATAATGCAGGGGAGCCGTTTGTACGCCTTGATCGGGCTATTTTTAATTATCCTTACAATGAAAATCTGGTGGGTAAACAGATCTTCTTGAAGTTCACAAGCTTTAATGGCTTAGAGCGCAAAGAGCAAACATTAGATGAGGTAACAGCTTACAGCTATACATTATCTGGCGGACGTCCTGCAGGTGTGAAAGGACTATCACTTCAATCGCCGTTTGTAGGAACTACATTTAAAGTCCAATGGCAAAGCTCAACCGGTGCAGATGGCTACCGTGTGCAAGTCTGGTCGAATGGCGCAATGATTCGTGAGGTTGATACAACCAATACAGATTATAGCTATTCAATTGAAGAGGCTAAGACTGATGGAATAGGCCGTGCTTATACAATTCGTGTAGCCAGTAAAAACGGCGACCAGATCAGTACTTTTGCTGAATTAAGTATTAGCAATCCGGTACCACCAGTACTTCTAAATGTTTATACCTCAGCAACTATTGATTCAGTCACAGTGACATGGGTCCCTAGTGAGGTTCCGGATCTGAAAGATTATGCTGTTTGGCTCAGCAGTACTTCTAATTTTGATCCAACACAAACGCCGCCTTCGTGGACCGGCACAGAATTAACAACCACAATTGGAGGGTTACAACCAACAACACCATATTACATTCGTGTTGCTGCACGTGATGTCTGGGAAAACACAGTCTGGAACTATTCAAATCAGATTACTCAAAGTACTTCTGAAGCTTAATTTAAATTAATTCATAGCACCCAAATGGGTGCTTTTTTTTGCCTACGATCTGGAGGAAGGCATGCATGAACGATCAGACAAATAGCGTAGTAGAAGCAGCTGCAAGTACTGCAGCTGCGACTGCAACAAAATTTTCATATGGCTATGTAGTAGGGGGCGGATTGATCGGAATCGCAGGAAAGATTGATTGGGCGGTAGTCATCTCAATCTTAATCGGTGTAGCAACCTACCTAACGAATCTCTACTTTAAGCGCCGTGATGAAAAGCGCGCCGATGAGATTCATGAACTTCGTAAGAAGCAATATGAAGAAACTAAAAACCGGTTAAAAGGGGATATAGATGTCGAGCGAACAGACTAGAGCATATCTTTCATTTGCTCTTGTGGGGTTAATGTTTGTTTTAGTGATTGCTTTATTCTTTGTGGAAATGCCACGTGAAAATAGCACTCTTTTAAATACAGCATTGGGTTTTATTGCGGGGGCAATGTCTATGGCTTGCGGTTATTACTTTGGTAGTTCCGAACTAGAAAAGAAAAAGAAAACAGAAGAGACAAAGCAACAGTAATTAATGCAGATAAAAAGCCGCCTTCGGGCGGTTTTTTTACACCCAAAGTGATTATATTTTGGTCTTTTTTAAGTTGTTGATTTTAATTTAATAATTGAGAGGTACACGTATAAGAAAGAGTAAGGTGATCTGTTGACAATGCAAGCCTAGACTACTACTAAACCCTATTGACAACCAATACTATGAAATGACCACCACAGGGTGGTTTTTCTATTTTTTGGGCAGGAAAACGGGTATGAAGCATACGTCAACTAACAGAAATAATTTTTTAACAAAGTCAGCGGAAGTCCTTCCGCCTGATATTAAAAAACGGATGGGGGTAAAGTTCATCTATTAATTCTATGGGAAGTAAGAAATGTACTTTATTCCAAAAAAGCAAAAACCCCAGTGCGCCAACACTAGGGTTTTGGTTAACAGTTAAGGAGGGTTAACTATTAATGAATCAATCTGAGGAAAATGTTAGCACCAAAC